CCCTCATGAAGTTTGCTGGGTCATTGCGGGTAACAGCCAGAGGCTTGTATGAGACCTGCAAAGCACTATACTGGTAAGGCGAAGCATTGACAAGAAACTTAACTTTCAAGGTTCCTCTCCACAACTTATAGCCCTCAGTTTTCTTCAGAGTTGTGCTTTTGTTCAAGAACAGCCGCCAAGGATCAAATTGGTAAACCTTGGCCGAGCCTTCTTGCCAAACTGTTTTGTTAATGACAACAGGCCTGTTGAGGAAAGACCCCAAATCAGCACTTGGCATGACACCCCTCTCTGATTGGAAGTGGTTGTCCACCTCGGTTGACTCACTCTCCTGAGTGGCCAAATTCAATATGCGCGTGTTATCCGCTCCCCCTCGCGCATCGAAGGGGGCTTCTGTACTATTTACATTCTTGCTTTCTGACTATATTTACAATACTTGGTCAGCCAAAACCAAGCACAGTGTCGGGGGAAAGATCATAAGCGATTTTATGGGTTCGCTAAGCAATAACACCCCTAACCCGTCGTGCCGTTCATTCATAATCGTAGTCGAGCAATCCATCAGCGATGTATTGCATGGCTTCGAAATCGGGGACCGGCTTGTCCTCATAGTTGTTTTCGCTGTACTGCTTGTAACTTGGGAGTCCATGTCTCCCAAATAGGAGCTCGGGAACATACCCCATGCGTGCTATGATCGTGTTGATATCGGCGCGGACCTTAGCATGAAATTCTTCGGGGTGCTGGGAAGCAGCCAGATCTATTGCACGCAGCACTGAGGCCGCATGTGTTTCAGGGTCCTCACCCTTCTTGACAACCCAGACACAGAACATCTTGTGGATAACCTCCACCCTGAGAGGCGCTCTGTGGACGTTGTAGTTCTCATCCCAGACGAAGGCGCGTTTCAGGAAGTCCAGGTCACCTGTATCTAAGAAGTCGTAGTCCTCGTCTCCCTTGGCAGAATCTGCCCGGGTGACTTTAATACCAAAAGAAGCTAAACAAGTCTTGAATCGGGTGAAGGTGAAATCCACATTCTTGGTTCCCACAAGGTGGTCGTCTCCATAGACAGCTACCCTGACCATACTACAAAACTCCTCTGCAAAACTCCTAACCTGTGTAGGGTCAAGCGTTTCGCTGGAATCTTTCAGGCCAGCGTCTTCCAGACACATACTCACGTAGGCACAGCAAATCAAATTGACGTTGCCGAAACCATTGAACTGTGTAGTGAGTGGATGTCCAGAGGGGTTCAAGCTCTCTGCTTGAAGAAGCTCCCCAAAGAAGTTGATGAGGGGTGAGCAAGTGTCTGCTGCAACCCCATTCATCGCTTTGATATCCTTGGGGGTGAACCTCTGCTCCTCAGAAACACCAAAGTGTTCTGAGTTGAGGAAAACGTTGAGCTCCACAATCTGATTAAAGACGCTGTGCATCATATGGCTAGAGAATGCTGAGGTGTCGAAACCTGAATAGTCACCAGCAAAGATGTTGAACATCTCGGCCAACCGAGTGAACAAGCCTGTCCAGGCCCTGCTCTCAGGGTTGGTACCAACATAGGAACCAAAGATCTCCTGATTGTTCTGAAGGTGGATCATAAGAGATCCGAAATACCTCCTCATCACAATGGTGTAGTCAACGGGGCCTCCGTAGATTGTGCGAGCCTTCATGGCAGCTCTCTTGGCTGCTGAAAGTGGCTCATGCTTGAACGAAGCTGTAAAAATGGGTCCAACTAAGTTCCCATTCTCGTAATTGTAGATCATATGAGCTACTCTCTCGCTAACAGATTCTGGCATCACCCACTTCCCGTTCTCATCCTGTGTGAAGATGTCTCTCTTCACAACACCCCAAGGGTGCCCACAAGATGTGTTCATGTTGAGCTTGTCGAAGTGACTACAGCGCTCGACACCGTTCACCGCTTCCTCCATTGTGAGGAGACGGGTGGTGTAGAACCTACCACCACTAATAGAGAACTTGGTTAGGAGCTCTGATTTCCAAAAGTTAACCAGGACTCTACCCACAACATCAACCACCAGTGCCGGTGGGGAATGGAGCTTGTCGTCTATCTTTTTGAGGGCTCTAGTCTTGCACGTGTCATTGAATCGCATGCCAGCTTTGTCCGTGGTGTAGCCAAGCTCCTCGGCAAAATCACGCCAAGGGGTGTTGACTACAGGTGACTTACCCCCTGCGCCACTCGTAGCTAGGGATCCGTCTGGTTTGACGATATCTCCATACGTCCGCAAGCGCACACCCACTCCATCGTCGCACTCCTTGGACAACCAATGCATATTGAATGGGGAACCCATTGAAGGATCTGTCAAAGAGTATCCTGTACCAAGATAGGGTGTCTGGGGTGGTTCAAAGGCAGTAGTGGCAGATTGGTTAACCAAACCACCCGACTTATCGTCGACAAGTTTCCTGAGCCCTTGAATGAGATCCAAAGCCACAGCGCCATCAAGCAAGGCAGAAATTTGCCTCGTCTCGCCGTTGACTTTCCCAGTCCCAATGTGGAGGCCAGCAACGCAAGTTCTGTTGCCGACAGACATGAAGACTGGTGCACCACAAGAACCTGCACTTGTACCTTCCATGTTGGACACAAGAAGCTTACCA